GGCGGAGCAGCACCACAATTTAACGTTGTAGGCAATAGCGGAGTTAATCAATTGGCTAGTGTTATGACTACACAACAACAACAACCGCCCGTTCAAGCGTATGTAGTTGCAAATAACGTTACAACGGCACAATCATTAAACCGAAATATAATTGAAAGTGCTAGTTTAGGATAAAAGTTTATAACAAAATAATTTAATACAGTCTTAAAGATATGCAAACGTATAAAGTACTATTAAACGAGAATGACGAAAGCGGGATTTATGCTATTTCACTAGTAGACGACCCCGCAACAAAGGAGTTGTTTATATCATTATCAAGCGAAACAGAAACCGATATACAATTAGCAACGGTTAACGAAGAAAAGAGAATAGTAGTTGGTGCGGTTTTAATACCAAATCAATTAATATTAAGAAAAGACCCAAACGGTGGCGAACCGTTTAACATAATGTTTGAAGCGGAAACCATAAAAGGTATTCAAGAGAAGTTTGTTAAAAATGGATTTCAAAATAATAGCACAATCGAACACGATGGTAATTTTATTGAAGATGTAACCTTTGTTGAAACGTGGATAAAAGAGGACGAGGTACACGATAAGTCGGTTTTGTATGGTTTCAATCAACCAATCGGGACTTTATTCGCAATGCAGAAAATAAATAATGACGAGGTTTGGAACGACTACATTAAAACGGGAAAAGTAAAAGGCTTTTCTATTGATGGTACAAAATTCGGCTTAGAGAAAATTAATTTAAACAGTGAATATATGAATTTAGAAGCAATTGCAAACGCAATTAAAGAAGGCTTCGCTTCGATTAAATTGTCGAGTGAAGCACCAATTGAAACGCCCGAAGAAGTGGCAGTACAATTGGCGCAAGTAAAGCTAAAAGATGGGGTTACCATTTTAGAGGCTGAAAGTTTCGAGGCTGGAAACGAGGTTATGATTGTTGCCGAAGATGGTACAAAATCACCCGCTCCAATCGGCGAACACGAACTTGAAGATGGTAGTATTTTAGTAATTACCGAAGAGGGTAAAATTGCTGAAATCAAAGCTATGGAAACAGAAACCGAAGAAGTTGAAATGAGCAACGATGCAAAATTTGAATCGTTAATTAAATCAATCGTGATGCAATTATCTACGGAAGTAGCAACGCAAATCCAATCGGTTAAAAGTGAATTGAAAGCTGAAATCAAAGAAGCTAAAGAGATTCAATTAAGTGCAAGTACAAAATCAAAACCCGAAGTGAAAAGCAACCAACCGCAAACTAGCTTCGAAAAATTCAGAAATTTTAACAAACAATTTAATAAATAAGCTATGAGTGGAATTACTTATACTGGGGCACAAATCCCAACAGATTTTAAAGCGGATATTATCGCTGAAATCCTTTTCAGAAATGAAACGGTAGAGAAAGGTTTAGTTTCTTTTGAAACGGGAATCAAAGCGGGTAGAGTTATTACCGAAAACATTAACTCAGTAACTATGCAAGCGTGGTCTGTAAACCCAACGGGTTCAGAAGCGGGCGCAATTGGTTTAGAGGATACAGTTGTAACTCCCGTAAAAGTTGAATTTATCGACAAATTTACACCAGACGATTTACGTTCAACACGTTTCAATCGTGATATGGCTCCGGGTGCTATCAACGATGTGTCAGACGAGTTCAACAAACTTGTTTTAAATGGCGTTGCTCCTTTAATCTCTTTGGATGCTGAAAGCAAATATTGGAATGGTGCGACTGCCGCTACTCAAACTGCGGTTGCTGCATTAACTTCGGGAACTGCTCAAACTTCTGTTGGTGCTGCTGAAAAAACTTTAGTTGCTGCGATGCCAACAACTTTATTTGATTCGTTAACTGCTCGTATGATTTACAACAAAGGTGCAGTTGGAAAACGTGTTAAGGTTTCTGGAACTACTTTGGATGTAAGCAACATCGCTACGGAAATGGGTAAAGTGTACAATGCTATTCCAGACGCAGTTTTGGCGGGTGCTGAAAAACCTTATATCTATGCTCCGAGAAACGTTAAAAAATTAATCAATAACTTTAACCTTGCTCAAACTTACAGAGATACTTTCACAGTAGATTTAGCAACGGGTAAATATTTTTACTTAGACGTTGAAATCGTATTCGTACCGTTAGCATCTAACGTATTAATTGCGGGTGTACCATCTAACTTTATGTGGTGTACTGATTTAATGGATGACTATTCAAACATTGCGATTGCTCCTTACCCAGCACCGAGAAAAGATTATTTCTACGATGTAATCTTCACAATTTTCGCTCACGTGGTAAATCAAAAATTCAACGTTCTTTACGTTGGGTAATAAGTAACAAGGGCGGCTTAGTTGTCGCCCTTATTTTAAACTAAATTAATATGGCATATTGTCCTATAACAGCGGGGAGACTACTTAACAATTGCAAAAATCAAAGAGGTGGTATAAAAAATTTATACTTTGCCAATTATGAGTCTTATGCTTTTGTTATTGCTGGTCAAGCGGTAACATCGTTGGGTACACTCGACGAGGTTTTTAAATACGAAGTTAAGGCAACCACAAACGCTTTAACGGAAACGGGTACAAGTTCTGAAGATAACGGAACTTATTTAGTTGCTCAATCTTTGGCGGTTACACTTCCAAAATTAGCAGTTGACTTACAAGCACAAGTACAATTGATTTGTCAAGGCAGACCTTATGTATTTGTTGAAGATTACAACGGAAATGTTTTATTAATCGGTGCAACAAACGGTACGATGTCTAACTGTACAAAAGCAACGGGCGCAGCTGGTGGCGATTTATCGGGTTATACCTTGACAATCACAGCCGAAGAAGTTAGCTTATCGCCATTTTTGGATGCTACTACAAAAACAGCATTGCAAACATTGGTATCTGATGTAGTTGTTTCATAACTTTTTGTCCTATACCTACTATTAAACCCATCTTAATTGATGGGTTTTTTGTTACAAAACGATTTAATTCAGTCTTATAGATATGCAAGTATTTAATATTTCAACAAATCATAGGTTTAAATGCATTCCATCGAGTTACAACGGTGGTACAATTACCTTTTTTTTGCGTGATGAACTCAAAAATATCACGAATAACATAGAGTTTGACGATGTTTTTTATCAAAATTTCCAATTGATTATAGATTTTTCGGGATTTCAAACCGTATATGGGCAAAGTTTTGAAGTGGAAATCAAAGAAAATGGCGTTTTAACTTACAGAGGTAAGGCGTATGCAACGGATCAAACCGATTTAGAGAATTACGAAATGAATAAAGGCATTTTAAAAGTATAATTATGGCAGAGAATATACCACAAAGAGTGTTTGAAATCCAAATGTCTAACTACATACGCCCCGAAATTAAAGAGGTGCAAGGCAAAAAATGGGTTTTAAACGGAAATAACAACGAGTTTTACAAAACGATTATAGACGCTTATAACGGTTCAACTACCAATAGTGCTATTATTGATAGTTATTCGCAATTCATTTACGGAAAAGGTCTTACTTCAATTGATAAGGTTGCGAAAGCCGAACAATGGGCGTCTCTTGTTTCAATATTCTCAAAAAAAGATTTAAGACGTATTTGCAAAGATTTTGAAATGTTTGGCGAGGCTAGTGTTGAAGTGAAATACTTAAACAACAAAGTCAAAAAATGCTTTCATATTGCAAAGGAAAAAGTCGCACCCGAAGTAGCTAACGAAGATGGGGACATTACGGGATATTACTACTCTTACGACTTTAGTAAAACAAATAAATATAAACCCGAAAGGTTTGATGCTTTTGGATATGGAAGCGGAAGCGGAGAACGTTCAGAAATTTACGTTATCAAAGATTACCAAGTCGGACAATTTTACTATTCTAACCCTAGTTATGTAAGTGGGTTAAGTTGGGCGCAGTTTGAGGAGGAGTTTCAAAACTACTGCATCAAACATATCCAAAACGGTTTATCTTTTGGGTACATTATCAATATGAATGCGGGCGTTCAATCGAGTGAGATTGAAATAATGGAAACCACTAGAAAAATTCGTGAGAATTTAACGGGTTCAAATAAAGCGGGTAACTTCTTTTTAAATTGGAACGACAATAAAGAAAGTGAAATTACAATAACCGCATTGGAAGTTAGCGAGGCGCATAAGCAATATGAATACTTGACTGCAGAAGCACGCCAACAATTAATGACTGCTCACAAACTTACTTCTCCGATGTTAGTTGGCGTAAAAGAGGCCAGCGGATTTAGCTCTAACGCTGAAGAAATTAAAGTTGCCTTTGCAGAATTAATGATAAATGTAATTAAGCCAAAACAAGAAATAATTTTGGATGGTTTAATGGATATTTTAACTGTGAACGGTATTAGCTTGGATTTACAGTTCCAAGAATTAAGAAGTGAAGATATTGTAAAAGGTGCTGAAAATGCAACAACTGATAAAGCGACTTCCGATGCGAAAATTTCTTACAACGGTGCGCAGATAGCAAGTGCAATCGATATTTTTGCAAAAGTAAAAGAGGGTATTTTAACAACCGAGCAAGCGATTGTTTTCTTAGTTCAATTCTTAAACATTCCAGCAAGCGTGGCACAAGCGTTATTCACGCAACAAAGCGCAGCAGTTACGCAACTTTCATCACAAGACTTTTCCAACTTAGGAGAGGAGATTGATTTAAACGAATGGGAGTTGATAAGTGCTGAACCCGTTGACTACGATAAAGAGGATGAACTAGATGCGGAGTTGGAACGATTGAACACTACAACGGTAAAGTTGATGAACGTAGCTTTAGCAAGTGTAAAAACGGGAACAGCTAGACCAAACGCAAAAAGCGAACAAGATGGTGTACTTTTCAAAAGTCGTTATCGATATAGTGGCAACCCAAATCCCGAACGTGGATTTTGCAAAGCTATGATGAGTGCTAATAAACTTTATCGTAAAGAAGATATTGCTTTAATGAGCCAACAAAATGTAAATCCGGGATTCGGAATGAAACCAAACCCGAATGAGCCTTACGATATATTTTTATGGAAAGGTGGCGGTTTGCTTTCAGATGCTTTTCCATACGGAACTTGCAAGCATTATTGGGTTCGTGAAACTTACAGACTAAAAGCCGATGTAAACAATCCTCTAGCCGAAACAATTACACCAGCAAAAGCTAGAAAAGAGGGCGAAATTTTACCAACTAACCCATCAAAAGTCTACGTCGCTCCTCACGATATGTAACCTAAAAAATAAGTATTATGAATATTTGGTTAAAAGAAAATGAACTCACAAAAAATACCGTTTTAGGTGGGAATATTGATATTGATTTATACATTCCTTGCATAGCAGATGCACAACGTACAAGGCTTGAAGAAATTTTAGGGGAAACACTATTTAAAAAAATAGATATAGACTTTGGTAAAGACGATTTAAGCGGTTTATATTTAACTTTGTTTGACGATTATATTAAACCGTTTTTGATTCATCAAAGTGCCGTAGAATATCTTTTAGTGGGTGCTTATAAAGTGAATAATAATGGTATCTTTAAGGCGCAACCCGAAAACACGGTAGCAGTTGATAAAACAGAAGTTGATTATTTGGTAAAAAATCAAAGATTGAAAGCTGAAATGTATCAAGGGCGTTTAGAACGTTGGTTGGCGTTAAACGTTTTACCCGAATACGACAGCCCTTTGAACACAATTATTCCACCAGTTCACAAAAGCAGTATTTTTAACCGATGGTATTTTTTAGAGCAATGAGAAAAACAGACAAAAGAACCGAAGAGAACATTAAAAAACTAGAAATATTTTTAAGCAATGAAAACAGTAGACTTCACACACAAAAGAGGGGACACATTTTACGCAGTACCGATAAACATACAGATAAACAACGTTGATTTAGATTTAACGGATGCTGTTATTTTGATGCAATTGCGTAAAGAGGCGGGCGGAGTTGTGATGTTTACGCCATCGTTAACGATTACCGATGCAACGGGTGGCGATTTTCAAATTGATGAACAGATTATAAATATACCCGCTTGTAGTTATAAATACGATATTCAAATAACGCTTGCTGACGATACGGTTTCAACTTGGATAAGTGGTTTATTTATTATTAACGATGATATTTCAAGATAATGGCAGTAGATATAGTAATACAAGAAACGATTGAT